TGTCGCCAACATTGCCGCCATCAAGCGCGCCATGGTGGGCTACATCACCAAGCCCGAGGTGGTCTATGTCAGCGTCATCGGTGCTGACGCCGACATCGAGACCGGCTTCCAGGCTCTGGCTGCTCACAGCTACGACTACCTGGTGGGCCCTGTGGATATCTCCGCCGACGATGCTTCCGCCCTGGCCGAACTGGTCAAGACGCAGCGCGTGAAGCACTATGTCGGTAAGGCTGTTCTGCCCAGCGTCGCCGCTGACGACGAGGGCGTGATCAACTTCGTGGCCACCGGCATCAAGGCCGGAGACACGACCTTCACCGCGGCCCAGTACGCCGGCCGTATCGCCGGTATTCTGGCCGGTACGCCTGCCGAGTGCAGCGCCACCTACGCCGCTCTGGAGGAGCTGACGGGCGTGGACGCTGTGGACGACCCCGACGCCGATGTGGACGCCGGCAAGCTGTTCCTGATCGACGACGGCCGCCGCGTGAAGCTGAGCCGCGCCGTGACTTCCAAGACCACCCTGGGCGAGGATGAGCCCGATATGCTGAAGAAGATCAAGCTCGTGGCTGCGCTGGATCTGATCCGCTATTACGCCATCACCACCGTCGAGGATGAGTACCTGGGCAAGTGCGCCAACACCTACGACAACAAGTGCATCCTGCTGGTTGCCTTCTCCGACTTCTTCGCCTCTCTGGAGGCCCAGAACGTCATTCAGGAGGGCAGCTCCGGCGCCGAGCTGGACGCTGAGGCGATCCGCACGTACCTGCTGGAGCAGGCCGAGGCCGCCGGCGATGCCGCAGAGGTCGCACGTGTCAGTGCTCTGTCCGACGAGGCCCTCCGTAAGGAGGATACGGGCAGCCACGTGTTCCTCCACCTGTACGGTCACGTACTGGACGCCATGGAGGACTTCCACATCACGCTCGAAGCGCAGTAAGGAGGGAAAACAATGCCTGATATTCTGAATGCTGCAGAAGTACGCAGCGGTACCTGGGGCCAGCTCTGGCTGGACGGTGAACAGGTTTCCGAGTGTTTCGGCTGCCAGATCAAGGTCAATAAGACCAAGGAAGATGTGTCCCGCTGCCGCACGCTGATCGCCGGCAAGAAGATGACCGGCGTGGCCATCACCGGCACGGTCCGCATCTACAACGCTACCAGCCGCCTGATCAAGCTGGAAGCTGAGGCGCTGAAGCAGGGCAAGGACCTGCGCCACACCATCATCAGCAACCTGGACGACCCCGACAACTCCAGCAACCAGCGTATCGCCGTCAAGGGCGTTTCCTTCGACGACCTGACGCTGGCGGATTGGCAGGCAGCGCAGCTGGGCCAGATCGAGGCCCCGTTCACTGCCGAGGATTACGAGATCCTGGATTCCTGAAAACACGGCCTCGTCCTCAGAGATGAGGGCGAGGCCGTTCTAAATTTGGAGGTAAATTATGGCATACGAAATGGCTAAAAACGAAGAGGCTGTCCAGCCTTCCGTGCTGGATCTGCTGCTGGGCGGCTCTATCCCCAACGTAGAAAAAGACCTGCCCACCGCTACCTACAAGATCGACCGTCTGAGCGCCATCGCCGGGCATGACGTGGTCTTCAAGCTGAAGGCCCTGCCCTACGGCAAGGTGCATGACATCGAGCGCTTCACCCAGGACGTTGACGTCAACATTCTGCTCGCCGGCTGCGTGGAGCCCAACCTGAAGGACGAGCGCCTGCAGGAGAAGTTCGGCGGCGCCACTCCGGCCGACGTCGTGAAGAAGATGCTGCTGGCCGGCGAGATCACCGATCTCTCCCAGGCCATTGAGAAGCTGAGCGGCTATCGCCGCCTGACCATCACCGAAGTAAAAAACGCCTGACGGACGGCAGCGATCCGGAGCTGGGTCTGCTGTATTACCTGTATTCCGCTCACCATTGGGGCCTGGCTGATCTCCGGGCCCTGTGGGAGGGCGATACCGGGTGGCATGACCTGATCCTGGCGATGTCGTCCTATGAAGCGAACCTGAGGAAGCCGGCCCCCGGAAGTGACCGGCAGAAGAACGCGGTGCGGGTCACCAAAATTAGGAAAAAATAACGCGCGAAAGGGGGCGGAAATGTGCCTGAGGCTTCTATCGTAATTAAATCGACTGACCGGTATTCGGAAGCAGTCAAGAAAATGGCGACCGTGACGAAGTCCTTCAGCAAGGACGTGGACAAGCTGGAGGACACCCTGTACGCCCTGAACAAGAACAAAATTACCCTGAAGATGGACCTCAGCAAGGCCAAGTCGGAGCTGAAGGCCGCCGAGAAGCAGTTCAGCCTGACGCGGTCCGCTGCCGATGGCCTGAAGCTGGAGCTGGCGCAGGCCAACTACGACAGCATGGTCCGCAATCTAAGGGCCGTGACGGCGGCCGCCAGAGATACGGAAAAGGCCATCTCCAAGGTAGAAAACCAGTCCGCCGCGAGAAAGACCTCTGTTAGTAGCGTGGCCACGGCTCTTGCTGCCAGCGGTATTGGCAATATGGTCGGAGAGCTGGCCATGACTTTCGGATCCAGCCTCGCGGGGAGCGTCGGCGGCGATAATGCAGGAACGATGGTGTCCTCTGTGCTTTCCTCCGCAGCCACCGGCGCCGCCATGGGCTCGATCCTGCCCGGCATCGGTACTGCACTGGGCGCTGCGATCGGCGCGGTTGTGGGCGGCATCAGCGGCGGGCTGCAGATCTTCGAGAAGAAGGATGACGCCTTCAAGTCCTACGTGCAGGAGGCCGTCGAGGGGGCTATCAGCGAGCAGGCAGCTTCGCTGAGCTCCGGCAGTACCATCGCCGGCTCCCGTGAGCAGACACAGATGGCCTTCGCCCAGAAGCTGGGCGGCGACGCCGCGGCGACCGCTTATCTGGAGCGGGTCAAGGCGATGGCCAAGGATACCAACTACACCTACGATGAGATCACCGGGTATTCCAAGCTCCTGCTGAACACCTACGACACGGAGAAGACCCTGAGCACGCTGATGACCCTGTCTGACGCCTCTGCAGGCCTGAACCTGAACTCCTCCGACGTCAATATGTTCATTTCCGGCCTGTCCCGTATGCGGACCACCGGAAAGACCACGCAGGAGTACCTGAACTACTTCTCGGAGCGCGGTGTGGACGTTTACCAGGCTCTGGCCGACGCCACCGGTGCGGATAAATCCAGCATCGCCAAGATGGTGACCGACGGCAAGATCGCCGGCGCGGATGCTGCAGAGGCTATCCTGACCTACATCGACAAGACCTACGGCGGCCTGTCTGAGAAGCTGGCCACCACCTACGACGCCATGGTGGATAACCTGAGCGACTTCCAGGCTGACATGGATGCCGCCATGGGCGAGGGCTACAATGAAGGCCGCAAGGCCGGTCTGCAGGCCCAGATGGACTGGATGAGCGGCGAGAGCGGCAAGGCCGTGGAGGAGGCCAATTACGCAATCGGCGCATGGCAGGCCGAACTGGAGAACAGTAAAGAAGAGTTTATCCGGAAGGCCATGGACGCCATGATGGAGTCGGACGAGTACCAGACGGCAAAAGCAGAGGAAGACGCCGCAAAGATGGGGCAACTCATCATGCAGGCCAAGGTCCAGGGCATGAACGAGTATAACGCCAGTGAGGGCGCCCAGCTGGCTCTGGCGGCGGAGAAAGCACTCGTAGGCGCGATCCGGGATGACACAGAGCTCAATCAGGAATACTGGGATGCCGGATATACGATGGGGCAGGAATTCACCAAGGGTCTTGCAGCTGCGCGGACAGCCAGCTCGGGCACGGAATTTTCCCTCGATTACAACCCCGGCTCGCCTACAGGTTCTTGGGACGACCACTACTACGGCGAGGGGTATGCCACCGGTATCGACTACGTACCTTACGACAACTTCCCCGCGCTGCTTCACCAGGGCGAGCGGGTGCAGACGGCCGTGGAGGCCAGAAGCGAGAAGAGCGGCGCCGGCGGCGTCCAGATCGTGATGTACGGCACGACCATCCGGGAGGACGCCGATATCGACCGCGTGGCAGCAGCACTGCTCCAGAAGATGGAGCTGGCCGGAATGAGGGGGTGAGTTGATGCAGATCTGTTTTATCCGTGACCAGGTTTCTCTGGTCATGCCGGTGACGCCCGGGCGCTATCAGTGGACGGTCGGCAAGCGCATGGAGACCATCAACATCAACCAGCTGGGCGACGTCTATCGCCCCGGCGGCCTCACCCGGTTCTCCGGCAACTTCGATTTCCTGCTTCCGGCGCAGGACTACCCCTGGATGGAAGCAGGCTCCCGGGCCGACCCGCAGTACTATCTGGACTACCTGAACGCCTGGGCCTCCGATGAGAAGACGGTCCGCATGGTGGTCACCGGCACGGAGATCAACGTTCTGGTCTACATCGAGGACGTCACCCAGGGCGAAACGGACGGTACCGGCGACCGCTATATCACCGTGGCCGTTCGGGAGTACTGCAATCTGGAGGCCGTGGAGGTCGCGGCCGCCACAGGTACCCAGAACGGCGGTCGCGCGGCCGACGCGTCTTCCGGCAAGACCCAGGCATATACCATCGTCTCTGGAGACACGCTGTCGGTGATCTGCCGGCGCTACTACGGGAAGTCCACCGCGAAGTACTACAACGCCCTGGCGAAGTACAACGGGATCAAAAACCCGCATCTGATCTACCCCGGGGTGACCATCCAGATCCCGCCTGAGACCACTTTGCTGGGGGTATCCACATGACGATTTATCTGACCAAAGCCACGTCCGAAACGAGGGACATCAGCAGGATCCTGACGTTCTGGACGTGGTCGGGAGATAAGGCCACCATCAGCCGGCAGATGTCCGGAGAGGTGGCCTATATCGAAAACAGTCAGCTGCCGGTCCCGGAGATCGGCGACCTGATCACGATGGTTGACGGCGGCACGAAGCTGTTTGTGGGCGTGGTCCTCCAGCGGAGCCTCGGGTCCGAGGACAATACCATGAGCTTCACCGCTTTTGACTACGGGTATTACCTGCAGCGCAACGACGGTACCTACAAATTCACCGGCGCCTCTCCGGAGGAGATGACGCGGCTGGCCTGCGCCGACCGCGACATCCCGGTGGCGCAGCTGCCCTCCACGGGGATCCAGCTCTGGAGGAAGTTCGCCGGGGTGAAGCTGAACCAACTGATCACCACCGCGTGGACGCTGGCCAGCGAGAAAAACGGCAAGGCCTACGCCATCCGCTACACCCCGGACGGCCTGCTGGTGAAGGAACGGAGCGTCAGCCCGACCAACCTGGTTCTGAAGGCTGCCTCCAATCTGATGAACGCCACCACGAAAGAAGACGCCACCCAGATGGTCAACAGCGTGGCCATCTACGATACCAACGGCAATTTCCTGCGCAGAACGGGCGACAGCGCCGCCCAGAAGCTTTGCGGCATGATGGAGCAGCATCTTACCCAGCGCGAAGGAGAGGCCGCTGAGGCCGACGCAACGGCCAAGAAGACCCTGGAGGACGGCAAGCTGC